CCAGCCAGGATCCGACGTCCTCAACACACATCGCGATCTGCCTACGGAACACCACGAACAGAGTTTCCGAGGTCTCCATGTATGCCCCGTCAGTCCATCCAGATGACGTACTCAGCGGTAACGCGACCACGTTCCGGGTCAACAAAGTGCAACCGCTGGGAAGGGGTTGCCGACGACGCCATCGTGATCGCTGCATATGCATTGCCGGTCTCCGTTGAACCTGTCATGAACAATCGGCCGGCATGTCCCGGCAGCGCCCACGACTGAGCCTGGTGGAAGTGATGGACGTACCCGTCAGTGAACGCCCAGTCGTACGCGCCGCTCTGCTGCCTCACCAGCCACGAGACGAGCGTCGTCGGTGAGGCGTACCCGTTGCGCCCGATCTCGTCGCCGTGGAAGACCAACGCTCTGTAGTTGCCGATTTCGAGCCGCTGGATATCCTCCGGTGCGTCGGGCCACGTCACGCGGGGCTCGTCGTGCAGCAGTTCGCGCGCGAGGTGGTATGCCATCCGGTCGAGGTTGTCGTTCCGCGGCACGGCGTCACGGCGTGACCCGATGCGCCCATGGTTCCCCCATTCCCCCACAACCGTGACCTTCTGGTAGACCGCGAGCGCGCGGCGCACGACCTCTACTAGCAGGCGACTGACGTCGACGTACTGCCCGAACAGCGTCTGGTCGATCTCAAACGGCTGCGTCGGGAACTGGAACGACACGCCTTCGAGCATGTCCCCGCCGAAGACGACGACGCACTCACGCACCGGGTGATCGGCCCGTTGGATCTCGGTGATGTCCACGGCCTTGTCGCAGTAGCCGAGGATGCGCTTGCGGGCGATCTCTGACCCATAGGTGGCGTTGCTCTTGCCGTACTGCCAGTCGCCGAGAATCCACAGCGCCGTCTCGGGCTTCTTCCGTCGGTCCTTCGGTGGAGCAGGGATCGGCGCAAGCTTCCCCAGCGACTGGAAGGCGTCCATCGCTCCCTGGTGGGCGGCTTCGACCATGCGCGCCCCCCGGTCCTTCGCGTCGCGGAGTTGCCGCTGTAGGCGTTCGTTGATCCGATGAAGACCCTCGATCGCCCCCGCTTCGTCGAACTCGTCTGGATTGATGGTCACGGTTCGGGCTTCGGACACTGGCATTCGCGCTTCCGATGCCGAGCCACCGATCCCTCGTCGATCTTGTATTTGTGATTCGCCAGAACCACGGAGATGGTCTTGTGTTTGATGTCGGGGCGCTGATCCAGCATGGTCGCCAGCACATCGCGCTCCTCATCGGTGCAGGGAAGAAGAGGGAACCAGCACGCCACCCGGCGCTTTGTGTTCGCTTCCTCAAACTCCGACACGTCAAGCGTGTCGCCCTTGTCCCCCGTTGTCCCAGTCACGTCGCTCCGTATGGCCCGGTGTCTGGGTTGCCCTGCGGAGATATCCCTAGTGCCTTCTCAACTTCGCGCATCGCGGCACGCAGTTCCGTGCTTTCGACAGGGGTGGCCATGACCGCGTTGTACAGCCTGCGAAGGGTGGCTTCCCTCGATTGCAGGGTGTAGAGCAGACGAATCGTCATGGATGAGTTCCGCGCGTGACCGGTCAGCACAGCGCATTCAGCGATCTCGGCTGAGGTCAGCAGGGAGTAGACGTGCGGCGGGTCTTCTCTCATGCGGCGTTCTCGGTCGGAAGATTCTTGCCGAGGATGCCGAACTTCTCCGCGAGCGTGGTCACGGCTTCCTTTCGACAGAGCGGGACGTCGTAGTGGGAGCGGATCACGTTGTCGAGCAGTTGGTCGCCGGTGGTCACGACGCCGACGATCTCGGCCTTCTGCGCCCTCCAGCCGGTCTGATGCAGGACCACCCGTCCATTGCCAACGATGACCGCCATCACGATCCCAGTGATCTTCACCCACATCGAGTGATAGGCGAGCAGCTCCGGGTGGTTCACATCGTAGAAGGCGTGAAACCCACACCGGCAGAGGGTCGATGGGTGGACCAGTACCGGGTCATCGCTGAAGATCGGCGACACGGCGCGACAGGGTTTCGCTGTGTTCGGTCCTCGCTCCCACTCGTGCCGATGGATGACCGAGTGCAGTCTTCCCTCGTGGAAGGTGAACACCCGAAACCCTGCGACCTTCACCGCGTCGGGACCGGTTCGCCCTCCGGGACATTCTCGGGGACTCTCTCGGGCTCCTCTGCTGGTTCGGGGAACTGCATCGGCTCCTCGTCAGGCAGTTCAACGATTCTTACCGGTTCGCCGATGTTCATGCTGCCTCTGTGGGTAGCCACATGTCCGCACTGCCCGGAACGTCCATCGGGTTGTACGTCACCTCCAGCGAGTGATCGCAGTTACTGACAAGAGTATCATTAGCTGTGTACGCCCCCCACGTTGTTTGAAGGTCATACACATGCCCCGACCACTCATCGATCCGCCGTACCTCGATGACATGATCGCCCTCTACCAGCAGTCGGAACTCACCATCCGCGCCGTTGCCGAACGCTTCGGATGCGATCCCAAACTGCTGGAGAATCGAATGCGGCGACGCGGGATTGAGGTCAAGCGTCGCTCTGTCCCCAGACGCGAGACGCGCACTCCGGAACGCCTGCCAGAGATGATCGCGGCCTATCGCGCCGGGGCCAGCGTTGCCGAGATCGCGCGTGAGCACGGCCGACACCCCGAGTCGATTCGAGCCTACCTGCGGCGTCGCGGGGTAATCGAGAAGGACCGACGCTACGCCCCCCATGTCGAAGCTGCTCATGCTGCCGCGACGGGTCGCAAGCAGACCCGCGCTGAGCGCAGCAAACGAGCGGCCACGATCGAGAGAATGACGAGAGTAGGATGGTGGCGACTGAGCGTGCATGAGATGGCGCTGGCGCGCACGTTCACGGAATTGGACGTGGCGTTCACGCAGCAGCGTGCCCTTGGGCCGTATAACCTCGATTTCCTGCTGCATGAACCGGCCGTCGCCGTGGAAGTCCGCGGCGGTGCCTATGATTCGGCGGCTCTCGCCTTGCGCGCTCAGCGAATCAAAGAGATCTTCGATGCGGGTTGGCCGTTGATTGAGCTTGACGCCCGCGCGTTCCAAGACGACAGCCGACGTAGCGTCAACGGGGTTCGCCTTCGCGGTCTCCGCCCAACCAAGCCGCGACGCAGAGCCGAGGTCACCATCCGGGATGCTGAGAACATCGTCGCCTTGGCGAAGCGTCTCCGCAGCGACCCATCCTCGCTGCGTCAGCACTGGGTGATTCGCTGTGGCCGTGAACTCTCGACCGCCTACCGTGCGGACGATTACGACGGGTCCGTGGTACGCAGCCCGAGACATCGCGACGATCTTCCCCAGCGGAGCGACGAGGGTTCCTGAGACAACGCATCCGGGGTGCAGCGGTAGATCGATTCCCTTGGCGTCGTCCATGTCCATATCTCCCAGATCGCAAAGGTCCTGGCAGCCGTCACAGACACAGTCATCAGGGACGCAGCGCATCGTCGCTCCGCCGTTCTGGGTCGCGAAGTCCATCACGCCGTTCGAGTACGCATCTGAGGCTTCGGTTGTGGCGATGCTCTGCGCTTTCCAGCCGGCCCGAGCGTCCGCCCACTGAGACGTATCGCTGGTGATCGCTGCTTCGCGTTGGTCGGCAGTGAGCGCACCCTGCGTCAATGCTCCGACCCTGGTTCCGGTCGCGGTCGCCTGTGATGCCGCAGCGTCCAGCCACGACGAGCCCACCTGCGAGGCGAGGTCGGAGTTGTACGTACTCGCGATCTGCGCGGCTGAGTTCTCCGCGTCTGAGCGAATGGTCGCCAGTGTGTCGGCGTCGGTGATCTGGTTGATGTGGTCCAGGTTCAGCGTGGTCAGCTGCTGGTTGATCCCCGAGAGGTAGGCGTCCTGCCGAATTCCCTCGATCAGGTCAGCAAGGGACGACGTGTCGTCTGGATCCATCGCGAACTGGTCGTACACGCTCGACACGTACTGGGGTGGATCGGGTGAGGAGAACAGCCAGACGACAGGCTTCTGCTCACTGAGCGGCATGGCGCGTGGGTTGTACCCCGCTGCCTCAAGGGCAGTCTGCCAGCGTTCGGTCTCCTCTGGTGACACCCAGAAGTCAGGATCGATCGACTTGGCTGCGTTCTCTGCGTAGGTTGGATGCACCCCGTTGGCGAGGCAGTTGATGTACCGATACACGGCTTCCAGCTGGAATCTGTGCGAGGGTGAGGTCTGCTCCTGTGGATCCTGGAGTGATTCGAGGTCCTTCGGGCTGATGTCCCCTGGGATCGGTGGGGTGCCTTTCGGCAGGGGCTCGTCGTTCTCCTCATCGCTCTGTGACTGCTGCTGGAGCTTGCGTGCCATCGTGTCGCTCTGTTCATCCTCGCCAGACGACGGGATGATCCTGCCAGGCATGTCCTCAACCGGTGGGCCTGACTGGGTGGTCTCGATCCCTGCACGCTTCAGGTGGTCGTGAACGGTGGATTTCGCCAGATTCAGGGCTGCGGCTGTCTTGCGGACCGAGCCGTGCTGGTGGTATGCGTCGATGATCTTCTGGTGGGTGTCGGAGGAGTGCGCAAGGAGCATCGTCGTCACGACTTCAACTCCGTGAAGAACCTCTCGATGTCCCGACCCTGCTGTCGTGCCTGCAACTGATGACGAGAGACGACCTTCTTCGCAGACGGCTTTGCCAGCGGTTTGAGGTCGCCCGACTTCGCCTTGGCGTTGATCGCCGCGATACGCTGCTTCACGGTCGGCTCAGCCATCGACAGAGCGTACGGCCGACGTGTCCTCGCCATCCTGATCGACGGCCGTTCAGGCACTCGCCCCGTCTCCTGCTTCGCCCTGTCGAGCGTATCGATCAACTCCTCGGTCAGCCGGATCCTGAGCCGATTCTCTGCGTTGAGGCGTCCGATCGGTCGTTCCCACGGTGCCCTGATCCCGAGTTCCGACATCAGCGCCCCATTTCCGGTCTGGACCTGTCCACCGCCGCCCGGCGTCTGGGGTGTCATCTTCGTCTGCGGTGTCATCGGGGTCTGCGGCGTCTGCTTTGTGGCTGGGATCTGCTTGTTCATCGGCGTCTGGGGCACTGGCAGTCCTGGTGTTTTCGGAGCGAAGGTTCGGCCAACGTCTGCCCGACCGGGGAACATCTCCGGGATCAGCGTCTTCAGGGCCTCTGCATCGATCGTGGAATCCCGCTCTGGCATGTCCAGCACCTGACGAAACCAGTCCTCGGTCGCATCGTCAGGAGTGAGGAATCCCCACTGTCCGAGCGCCATGATCGTTCTGCCCATGCCTGTCGAGAACGACCGCTGACCGATGTCCCCGTGGGTCAGATGCGGCATGTTGTCGCTCGAGGCATCGGGGAAGTTGAACCGCATCAGGGCAGGCAAGCCGGGTTCGAGGTTGAACTGCTGCTCCAGCATGTTGGCCGGCGCATTGATCGCCATCAGGAACAGTTCCGACTGATCCGATGACAACGCCCACGAACCCGACGATCCAGCCGAGCCGAGATCGAGGAAGTGCGCCAGTGACGACTTCAGGATCTCGCGGGAGTGGTAGGCGATCGCTGCCTGCATCTCCGTCCCTGCATTGATGGCGTTGTGCAGGATCTCGAGGCCGAGTTCTGTCGGCTTGGTGATGCCTGCGTTGTCATCGGTTCGGAGGTTGGTGACGATCTGCATCGCCAAAGCCTTCATCTCATCGGAGTAGTTCTCCGGCAAGTCGGCCACGGGGATGCCCATGTACGTCCGCTCCAGGCCAATCGCCTGGATCTTGTACAGCTGATCGCGGATGAACCAGTTCTTATACGCGGGGCGGAAGAGCGACCACCCGTCGTAGTTGTCGCCTTCGAGCATGTTCACGAACTGCAGGAACTTGTTGCGCGGGATGTCCACCTGCGTGTAGAACGGCGGCGCCAACTGGGTCATCGAAACCAGCTCCTGCATGCCGTTGATCTCGCCCATGTTCCAACGCCACTTGGTCGCCTGGTTGCGCCAGGCGAGCTTGTTCCAGCCGACCTTGCCCTTGTACTCACCGTCAGGGATGAACTGGTAGCACACCTCCAGCACGGAGAATCCGAAGTCGAGACATCCCAGCGCCAGCCTCAGCACGTCGTCCATGCTCTGACTGCCGAAGTCGTACAGCACCCAGTGGGCGAAGTCGGCCTTGTCGATGTCCTTCGGATCGTCCGAGGCGGGTTCCACGAACCATCTCGACGCACGGATCGGCAGTTCAATCGCCTTCTTCAGGGCTGCGCATGTCGCGTCGAATCTCATCGTGTTGTAGGTCTTGAAAAGATTCAATCCCGTCAGCGCGGGTATCGTCTCTTCGTAAACTAAACCTGAGAGAATGCGGGTTCCGCTTACACCCAGTTCTCGGTAATCAGGAGCCGATGGAACGCGGGTGTCGTTGTCACCCACGGACGTCTACCTTCGCTGGCTCGGGAATCTCCACCGTTACCGTGATCGGCGTCTCACACCGGATGCACACGAGGTAGATCACGGCGTCAGCAGGGTACGGCTGGGCCAGAAGGTTGTCCTGTCCGCACTCCATGCACCAAGCGGTGACGCGATAGATCATCGCGGGTGCCAAATGAGCATCGCAAACATCAGCAAGGGGAACGCCACGATCGCCGTCCACACGACGACGCTCAGAAGCTTGTCCCATCCGGACACTCGCATGTCCGGACTGTCCGGGGTGTCCGGGCTTGCCCTACCTCAGGCGGTCGAGGATCGCTCCATGGCCGCGGGGTTCGCGCACGACGTAGTGCTCAGTCTTCCCATGGCGGGTCACGTCCACTAGATCGCCACGGTGGAGTTCGGCGACGCGGGGCTCGTCGAAGAGTCTGAACAGCGATCCATCCGTGGTGTGACCCGCCGCATGACGGACCATGTCCCGGATCGCCTGCTCCGTATATGCCTCGATGATCCGTCGGCCCTCCAGGATCTTGTCGCCAATGTACTCGCCCTCGTTCTCAACGTACGCTCGAGCGAGGTTCGTCAGCGGTGTCGCTTCCTTTCCACTCATGTCACTATTTTACGCCTCTCACCTGCTGACGAACACCAGAGCAATCACGATCACTCCAACCACCGCGCCCCAGACGCCGAGCGCCCATAAGAGCGACCTACGATGGCTCACTTCGCGTCCTCAGCAGCAAGTTCGGCAGGGGTGACCTCTGGCGGCCAGTCCGCGATGTCCTCTGCTGCTGCTCGTTCGTCGGCTGCGGGATTGTCCGGGCCAAATGGGTAGTTCGGTCCTCGGAGCCGGTAGTACATGCGCACGAGCCAGCCGTGGATGGAGTCGATCAACGGGCTTCCCCGTCCGGGCCGTAGTAGAGATCGCGCAGTCGGTCTTCGTTCTTCTCCTCGACGGTCCGCCAGTCGACCGGTACCTCGATTGGGCACTGAAGCTCCACGAGCAGCTGCCCGACCGCCCGGCCGAAATGCGAGATCGACCACACGTCCTGATAGATCGCGTGGTGTTGCTCTCGCGGAAGTCCACACGTCGGACAGCGGCCATGAGGATGGTCGACAGCGTCTAGGATCTTGTCGCCGACGAATTCGCTATCGTTGTACGCTCGCGCCAAGTTGGTCAGCGGCGGGTTCTGCGTCTCTTCACTCATCCCAATCCACTCCAGCGTGATCCCACTGCCTGCTTGAGGTCTTCGTTCATCTGAGCAATCGGTCCCAAACTCGTCAGTCGGCGGTTCGACATCATGCGTACGGCTCCGCAGAAGGTGTCCACCTGGTCATCGTGTGCCCCCTGATCGAAGGCTTCGACCTCATCGAGAAAAGACTGGTTCCACGGGCCTCGCACGATCTTGATGTTACGCGCTTCAGCCTGAGAAGACACAGGTGCGGCCCTGACGGCTTTCTTCGCGTCCACCTTGTCCTCTCTCACCGCGAATTCCGGCAGGACGCGACGTTGGAAGGCGTCGATGGTATACGCACTGGATGCTCCGGGTTCGCGCTCGATGTAGACCGTGCAGGCTCTGCCATCACCCTCTGCTGTCGCTCGGACCAGGTGTTCCACGGCAAGCGGTCTCCCTCGGATGTGGCGCATGTCCTCGACGTAATAGAGGTTGTCGTTGTCCCTCGCGACCCTGCAGCCAGCGGTCCAGTCAGGATCCGTTCCCTGTCGTGGTTCGGAACTCGCGAGGTCCCAATACCGCACCCGCTGGCATTTCGCCGGCACCGCATCCACAACGTCGAACCAGTCTCGACGGAAGTACCCACCCGGAGGACGTGCGGTCCAGTCTCCGTCCAGCAGTTGTCTCCGGGTCACCGGGTCCAACTCATCGAGGCTCTTGATGTACTCAGCAGGGTCGATGTGGGGGTTGTCGCTCAGCTTCGCAGGGAGGTAGATCCGGGTCGATGTGGGATCGCCCATGAAGCGAGCGTTCACCCAGTCGTGCCCCAACCCTCCGGGGTTCGAACAGGAGCGCATCCGCCACGGCACGTTGAGGGTCACCGGGCCTCTCAATCGGCTGAACAGGTAGCGATACTGCGATTCCTTGAACTCGGTCAGCTCATCGAAGCCGATGAATTGATACGCACCCGACTGATACCTGTACTTGTCGGCCTCGCTCTCGAGGAAGCCGAACGAGATCGTCGCTCCGCTGGGGAAGATCCACTTGTGGTCATCGTCCACCCACTTCGCCGCCGTTCCTCGCCACCACTCCTGACTGACAGGCATGAGGCCGTTCGGCTGGGAGAGTCTCTGACGGTCTTTCCGGATGATCAGCGCGTCGTATCCCGGCACATCGACGTACTGAGCTGCAGCCATCAGCAGAGCGAACGACTTCCCGGGCCCTGCTGATCCTCCGAACAGGACTTCCCTGATGGCGTTGATCCGGTCACAGAGGAACGTGTACTGCTTCTCTGTGGGCTCCAGGGGGATCCACTTCGGGAGCCTGATCCCCAAGCCTGAGACATCAGCGGTCACGCGCGGGTTTTGGGAATCAGCAGGGCGACGACTTCGATGGTTGCTTGTGCTTCCCGCAGCAGATCCCTGAGTTCGTTTCTCTCAAGTGCCAGTTCCTCGGATCGCAGGGTTTCGCGGCGCAGATCGTCCACCTTCGCCTCATAGGACGCGATGAACTTCCGGCAGAGACGGATCAGCGCACACGTCTCGCAGTTGTCGTTGTGTTCGAGTCTTCCACAGTGTGCATCGGTGATTTGTCGGAGCGAAGCGCCTGTGAAGGAACCTTGGTAGTTAGCTGTTACGGCGGGCGGTGGTCTCATGTGTAGAGCTTCCCACCACCCGGAGGCGGTAGCTCGCGCAGGTCTGGCAACTCCTCCCACACGCCCGCCTCGAGCCGCCATGCTCCACACCCGCACGGCTTGAACCGCACCGGGATCAGACACGTCAGCGAGTTCGTCCCATTGCAGGATCCAGTCATGGGGTAGCTCACTCCGTTCAACTGGTACACCTCCTTTCCGCAGCCAGGACAGCAGACGTCGTGAGACACATTCGTCGGTCCCAGTTGGTACTCCGTCATGGCTCCAGGGATACCACGGAGTTCCTCGTAGGAGCCTGCGTAGCTTGCGGTCGCAGGGATGCGTCTCATCAGGGGACGAACTCGTCAAGGCCATCGTCCACGGTCCGTGTGTGCCCGTTCTGAGAATGTTCCTCAGGGAACGTCGGCTCGATCTCCACTGCTGGAACGTCGATCACGATGGGCTCCTCCGGTGCTGCCAGTCTGAGGTCACGCAGGTTTGCTGCCACCTTTGCCAGAAACTCCGGGTTTGGCTCGAAATGATGCTCGACAGTGACTTCCCCTTCGATGCTCAGATCGACCTTCTCTCTCCGTCCCCAGCGGTCAGGGTGCTTTCGCTCCAACCTCCAGGCTGCTGCGGTCCAGTTCTTCGGATCCTCTGCTGCCGTGTTGATCCGGTTGAGCGCGATCGTCTCTGACTGCGCTTCCACACGTTTCACAGCGTCAATAAATGCGTCGTATGGAGCTTCGCCTTGATTGCCGCGCTTGAACCATTCGTACAGCGTCTGCTTGGTCACCCCGTGGAGTGCAGCTGCTGTCTCAACGTAGGCACCCTGCAAGAGCGTGGCGCAGATTTCCTTCTGCAGTTCGGGGGTGAGCTTCGTTGGCCGGCCGATCTTTGCCACTGCTGAATCACTCATTCTGGAGATACCGGAGAATCAGCAAGAGCATCAGCAGCATCTTTGGCTTCCGCGATCTCTTCGTCACTCAGTGGTTGTGTCTCCTCTCGTCCTAGAGAGGTCACGGACGCGCCTCAGCAAGAGTGCGCATCTTCTCTAAGGTCTCGGGCGGCAGCAAGTCAGCAAGGGTCGTCGCGCCGCGGGAAGGCTTGCGTTCAGGCTTCGGGCCTTGGGCTTCCGCGTTGTTCGCGAGTTCCCGAAGGTACGACTCAATACTCAGTCCATCCGGGCAGCGCCCCTCGTCATCGTGGCTCGCCTTCGTATTCAGGCACAACGCGCATCTCATTGCGATATCATCCGGCTAGCGCCGCCCACGTTCGCCACAGTAAGGCTGGAACCCGCGATCACAGCGATCCCCCGCGTTGGTGAGATGAGGGGCCGGGTAACTTCTAAGAACGTCAGTGCGAGAGGCAGGCTGCTCACCACGTATCCCTCTCGACCCAGAACGACAGGAGAATTCCGATGATGCCGAGGGAACACACGAGGATCAGAGCGATCCCGAACCCGCTCATTTCTGGCTCCTCCCACGGTGCCTTCTGAAACCGACCCACTTGATGGGCCAGCGTCCTCGCCAATAGACCTCCGTCACCGAGGCTATTCCAGTGAGCCCGAAGAGCGCAACCAACATCCACCAAACCGTCTCGCTCACTTCTCGGGGCTCCTCTGGATCGGGGCGGGGGAGGGGGTAGACTTGCGATCAAGGCTCGGTGCTCGGTAGTCCACGATGTGCGGCTGTCCGCAGAGGACGCAGGTACGTCGAATCTCGCCCACGTTGCCTGTCGTGTTTGGAATGAGCAGCATCTTCATCCGGCGTCCTTCTGAGAGGGGGAAACACCGGAAAGCGCTCGCAGGATTTCGCCGCTGTGCCAATCAGCAGGACGCCAGACGTGGGTGTCAGCCTTGTACGCGAGCGAGAGTAGCCAGTCCGTCTGCTCCTGGGTGAGCCTGCCCTTGTCAGACTTCAGCTCAACTGCCAAGAGTGGATACCCAGGGCGCGACATCAGCAGATCCGGGAAGCCTTTGCCGTCACCGCTCACTGCCGTGCGATAGCCCTTGGCGGTCATGGCCGGGCGAGCGTGGAAGGTGCGCCAGCCGTAGACGCGTGCGAGGTCGAGGACGGCAGCGAGCAGCTCGTTCTCCGACATTGCCGGGGTTCTCACGCTCACTCGGGCCTCACGAAGCCCATCACCTGATTGACTACGGGCCAGTCGGTGAGGTGCTTGATGTCAGCGGTCAGCGGGTCATAGACGACCCCATAGCCGTCCATGCAGACCATGTGTCCTCCTCCGGGGTTCTCGACGAGCGCGAGGTGGACCGGCGCGAAGGGCGTCGGAGGCCACACCCCGTCAGTCGTCTGCGACGTGGTGTAGACCTGTCGCATGAACCACCCGAGGTCGGACATGAAGGCCAGCGCGGAGCGCGTTCCACCGCTCGCTGACGGCTTCTCCCAGCCCTGACGTTTCCAGTAGTCGAGGACGTACTCGTAGGTCACGCCGGACGCCATCGAGAGCGCCGCGACGATGCACTCGTCGGGCGCGCGCTGTCCGACCCAGGTGACGATAACTGGCGGAATAGCGGGGCTCATTTCATCTCTCCTGGGGACGGGGGGCGCTTGATCGTCACTTTTCGGGGCTCCTCTGGATCGGGGCCGGGCGGGGGGATCACCGCTCTTTGCTCGCGATGGTGGCAGCGAGCGCCTTTTCGAGAATCTCAATGTGTCCGTGCAGGGAGTTGATGCATGCGACGCCGCTCCACTCGTGCTCCGGATCGTGGTCGCAGTAGCGGTGGTATGGCTCGTCGCACATCCCGCAAGGCTCGCTCCGTAGGCGCTCCCATTCCTCGCCGGAGAGGTTCCGTCCGTGGTTGATCCGGTGGCGGCTGGCAAGCTCGACCACACTCACTTCTGGCTCCTCTGGATCGGGGCGGGCGGGACGACAGGGTCGCTCATTTCATCTCTCCTGGGGACGGGGGGGCGGGGGGATGCT